GGATGGAGGGTTCTGCAAGATGGAACATTCAATGTTCCGGTCGGCTTGCAGATCGGTGGGGTGGATCAAGCAAAATCTGGAGTGTTTGTCAGTAATGCGAACGGTAATCCGAATATCTCCGATACCCACATAGTGATAACGTCAGTCATAGTGGCTTCCACATGGGAGTCAGTAGGCCCCACCGGGTCGGGTGCCGATAATATTTGGACTGCTTTAAATTCTGTACCTGCTGACGCTGATTGGATTGAAGTTTTTTTGTATGTGTCAGTAGTAAAAAATACAGGAACGCAAGGAGATGGATCGCTCCATGTGTTTGCAAGAAAATATGGGTCAGCCGAGGCTCTTGACGTTAATAAGAACTCGATAGGAATTGTCTATTGTAGAGGTGGGACCACGACACCGGGAACTGCCGGAATAATGACAACTGCCAAGATACCTGTAGTGAGTGGAGTGTTCGATATACGATATTTAAATACTACTGCTGATTCGGTTTCATCACATATGCGGTTATCTGGATACGGCCACAACTAAAACCCAAACCTTAGCCCGATGGAATAATTATGTGCAACCGTTCCAGCCTCAGCACCAATCCAAACATACTGCCAAGCAGCTCTGTATTTTGTGGCGAGCATGGCAGGGATAAGCGTTTGAAGGACAAGGGTAGACGCAAAGTAAAGATGAACATCGGATTCTTTCGGGTACTCACCGATAACTATGCCCGCAAGACCAGCTTCGTAGTATTCCGAAGGGCTACGGGATATTTCAACAGTTTGCGCCCAATCCGCAATGTGCAGGGTGGTGTACGCCACCTGCCGCGCGGTGTCGGCCTTAGTCCAACTATCAAACGGAGTAGAGGCACAACCTGCAACCACAAACAAAAGAATAACCAAAAATTTCTTCATATTACCCCCTATTTCATTAACCTTTTATTGCATATTATTTAAGTTCATGGTAATAAACTAAATAGAGGTTTGTCAAGATAAAAATGCTTGTACCCTTACCAATAAATTTTGATGCCAATAAAGATGTTGATGAAATAGGTTTGTCCACTCACGGAGCGGCAAGGGTCGATTTCATTAAAGACTCGCAGGGTAATCTTGTTCGTAGGCCGGGATTGTTGGCGTGGGTTGATACCCTTTCAGGCGCGGCTATTGACGGCCTTTACTGGTGGGATAGACAAGAGTGTGTGATTGTTGTATCTGGTGGTAATTGCTATAAAATAACAGATTCTACGGGTACGTTCTCTGACGTAACAGGCGATACGTTTGAGACAGGGCAAAAGGTTTACTTCGCTGACTTTGGTACTTCCCTGTACGCCGCTAACGGTGGGCGCATCGTAGAGATTAAGACCGTAGGCAATACTGAATACATAGCAGACATAGACGCCCCGACAACCGTAACGCATATCGGAGCACTCGATAAGTATCTGATAGCATTAGAAAACGCTACTCAGAGGTATTGGTTTTCAGTAGTCGATGACCCCGAAAATTGGGATTCAGATTGGGCAGAAGCTGAAACCTACCCCGACCTACTTGTAGCGATGGGTATAGGCAATGACCGTATAGAGCTATTCGGAACCTACTCTCTTGAGGGCCATAGAGATGACGGCGTAACGCCCTTCGTTAAAGAGGCTCAGTACACAGTAGACCGTGGCTGCTCTGCCCCGCACTCTCCGACTTACATTGACGGTGTTTGGTACTGGCTGGATCACGAAAGAAAAGTCTCTGCCATGCCTTCTGGTTCGCGCCAAGCCATTCCTATTTCTATAGCGGTAAACAAATATATCCAAGGGTTCTCTTCGGTATCCGATGCTATCGGTGGTTACGCGAGTTTTGACGGAAGGCCGCAATACATTCTGTCTTTCCCGATTCAGGACACTACGCTTTGTTTCGACCTGTATAACCAATCATGGGAAGAGTTGGGCGCGTGGAATACAGGGACAGCTTCGTACAACAGATTCCGTGGGCAGCACTTTTGCTTGGCTACTAAGTGGAACCTTTCCTTGGCTGGCGATAAATCGTCTGGAAAAGTTTATAAGTTAGATTCTTCTACTTACCAAGACAACGGCCAGATTATGCGTTCCATGGTCAGAACTCCCATGATCCACCACGGAAGCCCAGGACAGAAAAAGACAGCAGCCCGTTACGACATCTACTGCAAACGAGACTCTGACCAGTTAGAAGCCGACATCGCCTACCTAATGATGAAGTGGAGAAGCAATCCGCAGACTGCTTGGTCTACCGAAAGGACTATCACATTAGGAGCTACAGGTTCTACTGACTATTTTAAAAGCCTTTATAGTTGTGGACAGTACAGGACAAGACAGTACGAGTTTTCTATAACAGATGATTCTCCGGTTACATTAGTTAGCGTTGGCGAGGAAGTTCTGTAATGGAAAAGAAAGTCATAAATCCAATACAAAGTAAAGAGCAACAGGTTACGATTTACTCGCAACAGAACGCCAACCTTTGGAACAAATTAGTTGGCAGCATACCAGCAGACAGCACAGCGGCAAATATCGCAGAAATTGTGGCAGATTTGAATGAGTTGCTTGCTTTGTTAAGGGGGCTTAATAGTAAATAAATGGATGAGAATTTACCAATATCGCAGGACATTAACGACTTTGCTATATCAGTGGCTGGCAAGATGGACAAGCTTGAAGTCGCAATGTTGCAGCAACCGCAGGTAGAGTGTCCTGTGTACCACCATCTCAGCCCCGGTCTTTATATTCGTGAAGTTAATATGCCAGCGGGCATAGTCGCCCTTGGTCATTATCAGAAAACAGAGCACCTTAATATTTTTTTAAAAGGTCGCGTTTCAATGGTTGGCGACAACGGCGAGGTTACAGAACTAAGAGCGCCAATGATATTTACTGGCCATCCTGGCAGGAAGTGCGGATATATTCATGAAGATGTTGTGTGGCTTAACATATATCCTACAACAGAAACTGATATAGAAACGCTTGAGAACACTTTTGTTGATAAGAGCGACAACTGGAAATCAATTCAGAGTTTATCTATAGCAAGCAGGATAGCAGATAGGGAGGACTACTATAAGGCCCTGTCTGAGTATGGTATAAGCGAAGATGACGTTAGGCGGCAGTCTGAGAATGAATCAGATATGATACCATTTCCAAGCGGGTCTTACGGCGTAGGAGTGTTTGATTCTTGCATTGAAGGTAGGGGCCTGTTTGCGACATCTCCATTTAAGATTGGAGATATTATAGCACCAGCACGAATTGGTGTAAACAGAACACCGGCAGGCAGGTTTACTAACCACTCTGCCGCTCCTAATGCTGAGTTTGTGTCTATCGGAAACGATATAGTATTGGTTGCCACTTCTGACATAGCGGGTTGCCATGGTGGGCAGTTGGGGCATGAGATAACCGTAGATTACCGCAAAACCATGGAGCTTGTTGGAGGTAAGAAATGTCAGGCGTAGCTACGGCTATTTTTGGCGCGGCGGTTATAGCTGGCGGTTCTGCATATATGAGTTCGCAGGCCCAAAAAGACGCAGCCAAAGAAGCTTCAAATTCGCAGTCTGGTGCGGCAGTCTATGCTACCGATGCTGAACTTAAAATGTGGGAAAAGGCTCAAGCGGATTGGGAGCCATATCTTAATGCTGGTTATCAGGGCATATCAAGTCTTCGTACTCAGATGCCGCAGTACCTCCAAGAAACAGTCATGCCTGCATATAACAATTATATGCAGGGGCTTGGAGTATCGCAGTATGACCCGAGGGCCTTTGGAATAAATCCGGTTACAGGCCAAGTCGGTGGAGACTACACGCCGTCTGATTCAAACGCCTTGTATAATATTAATGGCGGTTCATACCAGCCGCTTCCGTTGCCATCCCAAAATGCACAAACCGGAAACCTTCTGGCGTCTGCACCGGCCAACTATACAGCGCAAGGTACTGGCACAAATAGTTTAAGCGCTACTCGGACTCCAGTAGTAAGAGGCAATACACCGAGTTTAGTTTCCGGCCAGCCAAATGCCAATGCTCCAGCATCGCAAGACGCCAACCGGACGAAATGGGACAATGCCGTCCAGCAAGAACTAAACAGGCGAAAATGGAAAGAGGGTGTTGAGACTGAGCTTCGTAGGCGCGAAAACGCTCCTGAACGTAAGGAGGCTGTAACAACTGAGCTGCAAAGACGTAATATGCAAAACGTGATTTCGTCTTCTGCTAGTCCTCAACATCTAAACACAAGCACTATGAGCGGTGCTAATTACGTTCCGACAGCAACGCCCGCTAACGGGTATGGCTCTGGAGAGCTGCTTCCTGAACTGCCGACTCTAAGACAGGACATGGACTTTGAGTGGAATGCTGACGATCCTGTCTATCAATATAAAATGAAACAGGCGCAAGAAGCAGCTAACCGTTCCCTGTCTAAACAGGGCCTTCTGAACAGCCGTGCCGGTGTCAACACATTGTCTGATGTTGCCATGAACGTAGCCGCTGAAGACATTGACAAACAGTACAATAGGAACCTTGCGGAACGCGACTACAGAACTCAGACCGCAATGGACCAGTACAACCTTGCATCTCAGCGCGGCAACACCCTGTATGACAGGCTACTCGGTCAACAGAACACCCTGTATGGCAGGCTTACCGGACAGCAAGAAACGGCCCTTGGAAGATTGGGGCAGGCTTACGGGTTAGGTTCTAACCTGTACGGTACGGTGAACGAACAGAACCTTAACCTCGCCAAGATAGGAACAGGAGCCGCTGGTTCTGCCGGTGCAAATTCGATGCAAACTGGACAGCAGATTGGCAACAATGCCATGGCCGCTGGTAATGCCAATGCTCAAGCTGCGCTTGCTTCTGGGCAGGCTCAAGCCGGGATATGGAACGCTGTTGGCAACTCTGGCAATAATGCCCTTGCCACATACATGAGCTACCAGCAACCATCCTATTATGGAGGTGGGTACGGAGGCGGGGCTGGTTTCAGCGCCGGCATGGGGCAAGGATACACTCCTAGTGCTTACGGTATGTAAATAATGATAATCGTACCAGCCACAAAACATGACATAGAAGGCATAGCAGATTGTGCTGAAAGATTCTTTGAGTATGCCGGGTATAAAGAAATGGGCCTCCCTTTGGATAGGGAGCATTTCAAAAATATGGTGTTGGAATATATTTCAAATGAGCCGAATAGCGTTGTTTTGCTGCTCAAAAATGGGGCATACGGGAAAACTGTAGGAGGTGTAGCGGGGCATATTTCTCAATGGGGGTTTAATAACAAATTCAGATTTATGGTTGAACTGTTTTATTGGGTAGACGAAGAGTATAGGGGAATAAATAGTATCAAATTGATAGATAAGTTTGAAAAGGCTTCTTTCAGTAAGGGCGCTGACAATATTCTTATGATTAGGGTAGAGTCGTTTTTGAAGGATGGGGTCGAACGGCTTTATCTTCGTAGAGGGTATAAACCAATGGAAGCTTTTTACATTAAGGGGGCTAATAATGGAAGTAATTAAAAAGACAGTTTCGTTTTGTCCAGAATGTTATCAGCGGGTTCTCGCTGACATTGCCATAAAAAACGATAATGTTGTTATGGTAAAAACGTGTCCAGAGCATGGGATGACAGAGGCTTTAATCGAAAAAGATGCAGCCTTTTACATCCAAGGTATGCACTCTATGGCTCCGTTTATTTATCAGGGGTACTTTTTAGATGTAACAGAGCGGTGCAACTTAAAATGTAAGTATTGTTACTTCGGTGTTAATAACAAAAGCGAAGACAGGTCCATAGATTCTATTTTGTCAGAGGCCACTATCCACGCTCATATGGCTCCGATTATTTTAACTGGTGGGGAGCCTACTCTTCGCAAGGACATTATTGAAATTGTTAAGGGGATAAAAAATGTAGCACGTTCTATAGAGATGGTGACTAACGGTTACGGCCTAACAAAGGAACTCG